CTCAAACCTGACTGGAACCCACATGGACCTCACGAAAAACTACCAGATGACCCACCCCGCGCCGATGGTGTGGAACTACCTCATCACCCCCAAGCCCGAACGCACAGTGCGTGGGAGGGTGTTCAAGGCCGCCTACGAAGCGACATTCCTGTTCACCCCCGATCACCCCGACTGGGCACCGATCCGCGCGATGTTGCGTGCGAACCTCCCGGCCGGCGCTGCCGAGAAGTTCCCGGTGGAGGATGGCACGAAGGTCGCCGACGAGGCGAAGGCCAAGGGCAAGGACCGCGAGTGGGCGCGCGGCAAGGTCATGTTCAACCCCCATTCCAACGTCAAGAAACAGGACGGCTCGCCGCTGATGCCCCCGCGCCTCGTGGTGCTCCTCAATGGCAAGTACGTGCAGTACGGCACATCGGACGCCCCGCGCGAAATCGCCACGCCGTTCTTCTACAGCGGCGTGCTGGCGATCGGCACCTTCCAGATCGCCGGCTACGAGGGCATGGGCGGTGGTGTCTCGGCCTATCTCAACGAGGTGCTGTCGCTGAACAGCGGCGAGCGCATCGCGGGTGGCCCCGACGCCGAGGAGAAGTACGGACCCGCGACTGACTTCTCGAAATACACTGGGCACGTTTCGGCGATCGACCCAACCGCGGGCCTCACCGGGCTCGTGTAGAATAAGCGTATCGCTAGGGGTTTGCTGCGAAACAAACAACGACCCCCAGGCGGGTGCGAGGCCCGCACCTTTTCTTTCGCCTGCCGCACCGGCCGTATCCTGGTTTCGATCCCTGACTCCAGGCAGTAGACAGGGCTACTTTGGGCAACGCGGCGGCAGGCGAAAGCAAAGGGAGAACACCATGATCTACAACCACGCGGGCGTACCTCTGAAAGAGGTGCTGCTCGCTGCCGCCCTCGCTGTGGCCGAGCGCAAGAACCGCCGCCGGCCGGTTGTCTACGGCGTGGACAATGAGGGCAACCGCCTCTACCGCATCCTGCACACCAAGCTCGGCGACGCCTACCGCGTATTCCGCGCGCTGCTCACAGATACAAACCGTTACAGTGGCGCACGCCTGCGGGGTGTGCGAAAAGGCCAAGGGCATCGGTCGCCCGCCAACAACGCCCTATAAAGATATGCGCTGGTTCTGATGCGTCTCACTCTCGACTTCGAGACTGCGAGCAATTGCGACCTCAAGGAAGCGGGGGCGTGGCGCTACGCGGAAGACCCGACGACCGAAATTTTGTGTGCGGCGTGGGTCGTTGACGGGCATCACTCCTCAATATGGACCCCCGGCATTGACGACCATCTGCTCAAACTTCTACGCCAGTATGCAGTGTGGGACCAAGTGATTTTCGAGGCCCACAACGCCGGCTTCGAGCAAGCGATTTGGCACTACATCATGGAGCGGCAATATGGCATGCCGCCCATTCCGGTCGAGCGATGGGACTGCACGATGGCACGCTGCCTCTACAATGGGCTGCCGGCCAAGCTGGAGACCGCCGCACAGGTGCTCGGCCTCACCGAGCAGAAAGACATGGAGGGCAGCGCCTTGACGATCTCGCTCTCCAAGCCGATGACGATCAAGACATGGATGGCGAGGTTGGTAGGGCCGTGACCGAGTTGGACCTCATCGAGGTAAACGGGCTCGTCGCTCGTCATGGCCGGCTACGCAAGAATGGCGCGTCGGCGGACACACTGTTCGACATCGAGCGCGCCCTGTTAATTTACGGGGTCCGCATGGATCACGAGGTAGGACCGCCTGACCCACACGCGCCCGAAGGTGGCACCACGGTAGCCCTACGAGCAGTAGCGTGACCACACAGGCTGAATGGCGCCGGCAGTTCCCCGATGGCGCCTATGACCGGAGCCCTGAGACGCTGGAGCGTGTCGGTGCCTATTGCCTGCAAGACGTGCGCACCGAGATCGCACTCAGCGATGCCATAGGGCCTCTCACACCCTACGAGCGTCGGGTATGGGAACTGGACCAGCGCATCAATCAGCGCGGCCTACGCATCGACATCGGCTACGTCCACGCCTGTCTCGACATCGTGGCTCAGGCGTCCAAGCCGCTCGCCGCCGAGTTCGACGCGCTGACCGGCGGCCTCGCTGTTGCACAGACCGCGAAGCTCCTTGCCTGGTGCAACAGCCAGGGCTTCGAGATCGACAGCTTGGCGAAGGACAACTTGAAGGCGCTCGGGATTACCGGGCTCGCGGAGGACCAGGAGGAGGATGACGACGGGCCGGATATGGAGGCAAGCGAACTGCAAGGTGCTCGACCCGTTCCAGAGAGCGTGCGTCGCGTGCTTGAGATCAGGGCAGTGCTTGGGTCCGCGAGCATCGCGAAGCTCAGCCGCATGCTTGCCTGCGTCAACAGCGACGGGCGGGTGCGCTACACCCAGCAGTACCACGGAGCCGGCACCGGCCGCACCGCCGGCCGCCTCCTCCAGCCCACAAATTTCCCCCGAGGAAAAATCGAGGGAGGTCACGACCCGGCACAGCTTGTCTCAGCTATTTTTACCCGAAGCGCCGATTTCGTAGCCGACCTCTACGGCGACCCGATCGCCGCGGTGGCGTCTGGCCTGCGGCACGCACTGATCTCCGCGGACGGGCACGAGTTCAACACGGGAGACTTCGCGGGGATCGAGGCGCGCGTTGTCCTCGCCCTCGCCGGGCAGCACGACAAGACCGCGATGATGGTAGCCGGCGATGTGTACCTCGACATGGCCGAGGCGATCTACAACCGGCCGAAGGGTTCTCTCAACAAGCACGACCACGTACCGGAGCGCCAGATCGGCAAGAACACGGTGCTGGGCTGCGGCTTCGGCATGGGCTGGGCCAAGTTTAAGGCGCGCTACTGCCCTGACCAGCCTGACGAGTTCGCGCAGGGTGTCATCCGTACCTACCGCGAGGTGTGGGCGCCGATGGTGCCGAAGCTGTGGAAGGCGCTGGAGGCCGCGGCGCTCGCCGCCATGCAGCTACAGGGTCGCGCCGAGGCATACGGGATTGTCTACCAATGGCACCCCCATGCGCTCGCCTGCCACCTCCCCGACGGGCAGATCATGTGGTACAGGGACGCGCGGACCTGCGTGCGCTCGATGCCGTGGGATGTCAACGACCGCCGGCCGGGGTGGTCCTACAAGGCGACGAAGACGGGCCAGTGGAAGACCATCTACGCATACGGTGGCCTCCTGTGTGAGAACGTCGTACAGAAGATCGCCCGCGGCTTCCTGGTAGAAGCATGTGAGCGTCTGGAGGCCGCCCACAAACCGCTCGTGCTCACCGTGTACGATGAGTGCATGAGCGAGATACCGCTTGCACACAGCGGCTACTTGCTGTATGAGCAGATCATGGCTGAACCGACCCGGTACAGTCAGGAGATCAAAGTCCCGATCAGCGTTGAAGGTTGGGCCGGCACGAGGTACAAAAAATGAGCGACGACAAGGCAGCACAGGACATCCTCAATGTCCGCAACGACCTCGCGCAGACCTTCAACGAAGCCCTCAAGACCTACGGCCCGGCGACCGCGATGGCCGCGGTGACGGTCTTCGCCGCCGCAGCGGTCCACCAAGCCGAGCACCTGTCGGACAATCCTTATGCACGGCAGATCGTCCTCGGGCGATGGGACGCTCAGTTCCACGCGCACCTCTGCTATCTCGAAGAACAATGCGACGCGCAGACTGATTTCATTGCCCGGCCGCCTGCGGGAATGGCGTGATGTATTCGCTGCTCATTTTGGTGATCGGAGCCCTTGGCGAACAGTTCGCCGTCGCCCTCATGCTGGCAATCTTGTTGAATGTCCTCGCACCGTGAACTCCAGGGACAAGGGTATCCGCGGTGAATGGGCGTGGCGGGACAAGCTGATCGAGCACGGCTATGAGGCCCGGCGTGGGCAGCAGCATGCCGGTGGCGGTGACAGCCCTGACGTGGTGCATAGCGTCCCTGGCGTCCACTACGAAGTGAAGTGGGTCGAGGCGCTGAACCACCACAACGCGATGGACCAGGCCCGCCGCGACGCCCCACCGGAGCACATGGCCTTCGTTGCCTTCCGCCGCAACGTGCCCAGGACCGGGCCGCGCGGTGTGACGTGCCGCGGCGAATGGTTCGTGATGATGTCCGCCGAGGACCACTTCGCCCTACTGAAAGCCGCCGGGTATGTCTAAGAGAGGGAGGGAGCCCGTGTTTGCACAGCTTGATCGCCTCGCCGACAACGAGGAATGGTACGACTTCCGCAGCAAACCCTTCCGGCCCGGCCGGTCGCGCGGGCGCCACGTCAATCGCGAGACCCCGCTCGACGAGGTGTTCCCATACGACGAGAGCGCCCCAGCGCAGAAGGACGATGCGTGAAAATCTTAGACCTGTTCGCCGGCAACCGCGCAATGTGGTTTGACCGCAACAACCCGCTTACCACATTCATTGACAAGCGCGCAGAGGTGTCCCCCTCGATTGTTGCTGACACCCGTGCGCTTCCGCCGGAGGTGGGTGCGGGTTATGATCTCGTGGTATTTGACCCACCGCACGTAAACTTCGGCGCCAATGCAAAAATGTCCAAGAACTATGGGCACCACACCACGGCCGACATTCGAGATATTATCGCGGGTTCCGCAAGCGAAGCGTATCGTGTCTCGCGAGCGGGGGCGCTCATGGCGTTCAAATGGAACGATCACGATCAGAAGTTGGCGAAGGTTCTTGAACTCCTCCAACCATATTGGCTGCCGTTGTTTGGTACGACGACAGCGGTTCGTGACAAGCACGCCTGCGCAACCTACTGGGTGATGCTCATGCGGGCTGATCTTCTATTGGCAAACCTGATATGAAAAAGCGCATGGGTGGTGCCGAGCGGCTGCGTATGAAGCGTGCTGGCTACACGACTGACGGCAAGGGGAAGGTCACGAGCGAACGGTTCGTTCTCGCGGGCCGCACCGACGACCAGGTTCCCCACGTACCGGACCCGGCCAAGGTCGCCCGTATCTCCACGCTGTACGGCCCTGACGGTGACGTGCGTGCGCAGTGGATCATCGAGAAGCCCGAGGACGCCGAGCGCATCCACAACATGCAGGAGTGGGCGAAGGCGATGGCGGAAGACCTGCCGCGCGCCGAGCCCATACCTTACGGCGCGGAAGGGTTCCTTTACAGTGGGTTTAGTAACCCCGCCCTCATGGCCTGCTACCCGGTCGGCGATCACCACATGGGCATGCTCTCGTGGAAGCACGAGACAGGTTCTTCCTACGACCTGGACATCGGGGAGGCGCTTCTCGGTAAGGCGATCACCCACCTCGTAGGGACGACGCCGGCCTGCGACCGATGTGCGGTCGTCTTCCTCGGCGACTTCATGCACTACGACTCATTCGATGCCGTGACCCCGACATCCCGCAACATGCTCGACAGCGATGGCCGGTTCCCCAAGATGGTGCGGGCCGCGGTGCGGACGATGCGGCACGCGGTCGAGACCGCCGCCGCGCGCCACCGCGAGGTGCTGGTCATCATCGAGATCGGCAACCACGACCTCGCATCGTCCATATTCCTCATGGAGTGCCTGCACAACATCTATGAGAACAACCCACGCATTACCGTGGACACGACGCCCAGCCACTTCCACTACTTCACCTTCGGCAAGAACCTGATCGGCACCCACCACGGCCACGAGGCGAAGTACGCTGCGCTGCCGGGTATCATGGCGACTGACCGGGCCGCCCTGTGGGGCGCGACCGAGCACCGCGCGTGGTGGACCGGCCACATCCACTCACAAAAGGTCTTCGACTTCCCTGGTTGCAGCGTTGAGAGCTTCCGCATCCTGCCGCCAGCCGACGCATGGGCGCACAACAAGGGCTACCGCGCCCAGCGCGACATGAAGGCGATCATCCTTCACGCCGAGTACGGCGAGGTCGCCCGTTACACCGTCAACCCTTCGATGCTGGAGACATGATGAAAATCTATCTGATCGGGTCGCTCAAGAACCCCCACATCCCGAACATCGGGAAGGGGCTGCGCGACATCGGACATGATGTGTTCGACGACTGGCACGCGGGCGGCCCCACCGCCGATGGGGAATGGCAACGCTTCCACCGCCAGCGCGGCGACACCTACGCCCAGGCGCTCAAGGGCAAAGCCGCCAGGCTGCACTTCGAGTTCGACATGCACCACCTCGCCGCTGCTGATGCAGCGATCCTCGTGCTACCAGCGGGCAAGTCCGCTCACATCGAGCTCGGCGTCATGCACGGCTGGTCGCGGCCGACCTTCGTGTTCTTCGACGCGGAACCGGCCGAATGGGACTTGATGTACAACATCGTCGATGAAGTGTTCTTCGACGAGGAGGCCCTGCTTACCCACTTTCGGAGGATGCTATGAGCACAAGCTACGGCCCCGCGTCGAGAAAACCGCAAACGTTGTGCCCCGACTGCCTGACATGGTTTATCGAGGGCGAGCGGCATGCCTGTGCTCCCGCCGCTGCTTACGACAACATCAATCCGGCCCACTACAAGAGCGCGAGCGGGATGGAGGCGATCGACGTGGTAGAGGCTTTCCTGATGGACAAGCCCTACCGCTGGGCGCCGCTCAAGTACCTCCTGCGCGCCGGCAAGAAATCCGGCCAATCCGAAGTGCAGGAACTCCGCAAGGCTATCTGGTGGATCGAGCGGGAAATCGCCGCGATCGAGGGACGGAGACACGAGACGACGCTCCGGCCGACCGCGACCCCACCGTTCCCGATTGCTTCGATCACAGGCACCGACGACGCGGGGGAAGCGTGGACCCCCTGGGGCCAGCGGTAAGGATGGACCCCCGCCTCCTCGACCGCGCCGAGGCGGCGGCCTACTGCGGGGTCAGCGTCAACCACTTCCTCGCGCATGTCCCGGTCGCGCCGCGGCTCATAGGCAAGAAGCGCCTGTGGGACCGCGTGGCGATCGACAAATGGCTTGACGCTCCCGCTACGCAGGTCGATGCTCGCCCCGCAAGCGAGTGGTTGCAGTTGGTCCGTGATGATCGTCCGCCTCAAAGGCGTCAAGGTCGCCCGCGCTAAGGGCAGGGTCTACTACTATCATCGCGCGACGATGACCCGGCTTCCTGGCACGCCGGGATCGGCCGAGTTCGTTGCCAAGCTCCGCGCGCTCGATACCGGCCCACCGCCGAGCGTGCCACCGGACACGCTCGGCGGTCTGATCGCGGTGTACCGCGCATCCCCCGAGTTCCTTACGCATGCACCCAGGACACGCTACGACTACCAGCGCGTCTTTGATGGTATACGCAAGCTCGACGGGATGCCGCTCGCCGAGGTGACGACGGATTTCCTGTACGAGCTTCGGGACGATCTCGCGAGCCGTTCGCGCTCCGCGGCCAACACGACGTTGAAGGTGCTGCGCCTGCTATTCTCATGGGGCATGAAGCGCGGCCGATGCGCTGCCAATCCGGCCGCGGCGGTAGACGCGATCCGCCGGCCGCGGGATGCGAAGCTGGTCAATCGTCCTTGGCGCCGCGATGAGGTGGACCAGGTGCTCGCGGAGGCGACGCCGTGGCTCCGGGTCGCCGTCGCGCTCGCGGCCTACACCGGGCTCCGGCAGGGCGACGTGGCGCGGGTGACGTGGGCCTGCTATGACGGGCGATCCTTCGAGACGCGCACGCAGAAGACAGGCCGGCTCGTTTGGATACCGGCTCACCGCCGGCTGTGCGAAATACTGGAGCCTCTGCCACGCACGTCGCTGACGATAGTGCTCGGTGCGCGCGGGCGGCCGATGACCGCCGAGGTGCTGCGCAATGCTTTCTTCCGCCTGATCCGCCGGCTCGTGGCCGAGGGCAAGATAGCGCCAGGGCTCAGCTTCCACGGCTTGCGCCACACCCTCGGGACGTTTCTTGCGGAGGAGGGGTGTGATGTCGCGACGATCGCGTTCATCCTCGGCCATGCCAAGACGGCGACGACGGAGGGCTACACCAAGACGGCGAACCGCCGCGAATTGGCCGGGGCTGCGATGGCCCGCTTGGAGCGCCGCGATGGAAAACTTTTGGAAAACCAGCCCGTAACCGATTGATTTCCGTAGTCTTTGCTACTCCATGCTGTTCTCGGTATCCATATAAAAAATCAGTAAGTTAAGACACCGCAGAACGGAAAACCGCTCACCAGAGATCAAGGGCTTAGCGTGGTTTTGGAAAACGGCTAGAGGAACTGCTCGTCGATCATCGGCGGCCATACAACGGCCTCACCGACCGAGAGAGGGGCATACCGTCCTGGCTCCCATGCTCGGAGCCGACTGAGCAGTCGGCTCTCATGCGCGTACACCAGGAGCCGTTCGATGCAGGCGGTAGTTGGGCAGGAGACCGTGGCCTGTTGCGGGTGGCCTGCAATGCCGGACAGGAACGTCAAGACGACGATGTAGCCGGTCACTCCATGATCTCTCGGTTCAGCCGCCGGCAAGCCCCGAGGCGGCGGGAGAGAGCGGCGATGATCTCAGGTAGTGGGTAGGCTTCGAGGAGCCCGATGACGACGGCTTTCAACTCGGTGTCGATCGCTTCTTCCCGGTCTGTGTCCGTCCCAAGGTTAAGGCCCCGCAAGGCCCTGATCCCTCAGCTTGTAGAAATCGACCACGGCCCGCTGCGCTTGGGCACAGGCGGCCAGAGCCGAGCGGTCGCGAGCCCAGGTGCGCTCGACGGCGCCGGCACTCAGCGCCTCTCCTGGGAGGTCCACAGGGCCTTCACAGGGCTGCGTCAGGGCAGCGGGCGCATCAGCCCCCCGCAGTTCCTCGACCGGCCGGCTGTCCAACTTGGTTGAGGCGCCGCACCCCGTCAGGATCAAGGCAACTCCGATTATCGTTGCGACGAGAGAGATCATTGATACGGGCCGTAAGCCCGGCATTACGTCGCTGTAGCGCGGCGTTTGCGGCGACGGCAAGATCAGCCTTCTGACGCGCATCGGCGATTACCTTCTGTCTGCGCTCACTCTCGGCGGCGGTGAGCTTTGCCTGTTCGGCGATGACCTTGGCGCGTGCGCCGGCCGCGGCCTCGTGGCGTTCGTAGGCGAGGAACCCGAGGAACAAAGCGGTGAGAGCCGCGGCGGCGAGAACGATCTTGCAGATGCGGCAAGCCGCCAGCATGGAGAGGAGGGCGATCGGCATCAGGGTCTACCCGGCTGTGGGGGAGCGAACCGTTCCGGTATGGCCGCGGCGATCCCACCGAGGGTCATGGTGTGCAGTCCCGAAACGAAGATGTCAGGGAAGGCATGCCCGAAGATGGCGGCTACGCCGGTCAGCAGATAGGCGGTAAACGCCGAGAAGGCCAGCACCCGTTTGGAGGACAACTGGCCGTCAACGTCTTGAATGATCTCGACGAGCCGGCTCATAGGATAAACGGCAGAGCGAACATGAACAGCACCGAGATCACTGTGAACAAGGCGTTCCGGTTAAGCTCGGTCACGGTGTCAGGTAGAGGGCGCGCTCCTCGTGCCGGCGGCGGTCGAGCCCCGTCATCACGTGCCCCGCGGCCTTATTCCAGAGAAGGAAGGCGCCGGCCGCCGCGGCGAAATCACCCGTGTTGTGTAGCCGGAGCACTGACGACTTCTCGAAATTACCGAGGCCGATGTTGTACGCCAGGCTGACCATCGCGCCGTACTGATTGTCCGAGGTCGTAGCGTTACCGTCGATCGCGTCGCTCACGCCTGTCTCGAACTTGTCGAGGTCTTTGACGAGCAGCGCCTCGGCCTGCTCATTGGTGATGACCATTCCGGGGGATACGTCGTCTCCGGTATGGCCAAACCCGATCGTCCACGGGTCGCCGCCGGTCGCGGGGTCGGGATAGGCGGTCAGGACGCAGCCCTCGTTGCGCTTGATGAGGTCGATGGTGGCTTGGTTTACCGGGTCGTCACTCATGGGTTGCCTCCGTTGTCACGCAGCGTCTCGGCTGCGATCGTTGCTTGTTCCTTGATTGTCTCCGCGGCGAGGAGCGCGTGTTCCTTGACGACCGAACGCTGCGTGGCCGCCTCTCGCTTGATGCGTATGCGTGCGAGCAGGGCCGCGCCTGTGCGGCTCTCGATGATGAGGATCACGTACCAGAGGATTGCCAGTAGGGTCGCGAGAGCAGGGAGGTAGGCGAAGAACGCCCCGACGATAGCCAAGGCGCTTGCGACCTCTCCTACGATGTAGTGGTAGCTCGGGTACGGTGTTGGGTCCACACTACCACCAGAGGACGACTGGGATTGCGAGGATGGCGCCGACAACGCCGGCACCCACAGCTATGCCATGCGCGCGATAAATTCGCGCAAGTCGGCTACCGTAGGGATGCGGGCTGCTTCGGCAGCGTCCTCCGCTTCAGCGGCAGCGAGCGCGTCCTTGTGGCGGACGAGCATGGCTTCGACCTCAGCGACCATTGCGCGGGCGGTTTCGACGGCACTCATGGGTCAGTTCCTTAAATGAGGTGGTGTTGGTGTTGTCAATATGCCACAGTGTTGCATCTATGTCAACCTGTCATCAGGCCAATTAGCCGGCGATGCTGTGGAGGCGTGGGCGGCGCAGGGAACGAATATCGCGCCGAGCGGTGCCATATCTCGTCGTCGTCGTCAGCCGTCTCCTCAGCCAGCCGTATCCGGCGACTGGTGATGACCCAGGGCGGTGGGGGCGGCGGGGTGGAGACGGCGCCGATCGCCCCGTCTCTGGTCCATACGGTGTAGGGCGGCTGCTGAACGGCCCCGGAACGGGCCCAGACGGTGCGCGCCAACTAACCTACCCCGCCGATGAAGGGGTCCATATAAAGTGTCTCACTAGCCTTCCCGACGTAGACGCGGGATTGAAGAAGACCGGTCGCCGCCGCCGTGAAGGCGTTTTGGAGTTTTTGTTTCGTCGGGTTAGAGAACCCCCCGGTTCCAGTCCAGGTGGCGGTCGAGGTTGGTTGATTAGCTGTCGAGCCGGTGAAAGGCTGGGCGTTGCGGTTGGTCTGATAGGTGTAGTTCGGGAAGCTCGCCGACGCCGCGCTGTCAAGGTCCGACCAGATATCCCGGTCGGTCAGGGCCGTCGCGTTGTCACGAATAAGGTCTATCGAGGCGGTCTGCGCCGTCAAAGCTGTATCCCAAACATATATAAGCGGTAAGATAAATGGGTGCCATTCATCACACAGGCTTGTGGTAATGATTTTCCAGGAGGCCCCACCACCATTAAACACTGCCCCACCAGAAGTAATATAGACGGTGTTATCAGCCGTCAGCGTACCGTAGGCATTAATGAACTCGAAAACGTGTGTCGTGTTCCCACTATCGCAGTTTCTAATTGTTACACCACCCGTCCCCACCGCCCATGTACCACTAATTATAGTAGGTGTTGCGCTTAGCTTTAGATTTTCAAGCAAGATGTTACAATGCGTCATCTGCGCTGCTTGAATTAACGTACCACCAGAGACATTATATCCAGAAATATCGCCGTCTCGAATTGTCAAAGACCCACGTACTAATGATGACGCGCCGGTAAGAAATGCTGGCTTACTAGCTCCTGCAAAAGAAAATGTAGGATTTATGATTTCTGCTACTATGTTTCCCACAATTATATATTGCGAAGTATTGGAACCCGTTCGGTTATAAGTACAATTTATCATACGAAGAAGAGACGGCGCGGCGGTTGTGCTTGCTCCACGACCCAGCGTTATATTGCACCCAGCAACCGAGGGTATATCAAACGTACAAGATTCAATATCCCACACCATCGTAGCATTTCCAGTAAAGTCAATACCGATGCTACAATTCGTACTATTGTTCGTTCCTCCTTTTATGGTCATACCAAATATATAGACTGACGCGGCATTGGTCGCAGCCAAAAGAAATGTAAAAGAGGCCGCTCCGAGTGCTTCAGTGGCTCCTGCCGAGGGCACAAATGTCGTTGTGCCTGATCTCGTAGCACTAATTATTGCAATGTTGCCCGCTGGAACCGTCCAGGTAAGCGCCGCATTTGCCGTAAACGTCCCGGCATTATCAACGACAATAATATCTCCTGATGTGGCGATGGCGAGGGCGCCCGCCACGGTCTGCTTGGCGAGCGCCCAGGTTGTTCCGTTGTCGGCATTTGATCCATCAACCGCGCTGACGAAGATCGTGGACATTGGACTAGATTTCCTCAACCCAAATCGTACCGCTCATAACCATGCTGGCGGCGGGGGCGGTATCGAGTGAGATGACGAAACCCTCGGACAAGTCAATCTTCGGTCGGTCCTCACGAGGCGGAAACCACAGATAGCCGTTGATCGTGGCGAACATGTCGGCCATGACGGTTGAAGCCGTGCCGCTTGTCGTCGCTTGCGATGTATCGTTGACATGCGCGGTGAAGCTCGCCGCGGCATCCTGCGGGTCCGTCTTCTGCGGTGTCGGAGTTGTGCCACCCGAACCAGCGGTCAGGGTGGCCGGCATCCTCTTACCCGTAAGTTTGAGGTTCTGGACCGCGGTACTGACGGCGCCGATCTGCACACCATGAATGACCGCCTTGTGTGTCGTGTCGGCGATCACTAAGAACAAATCCTGCACCGCCGAGACAGATACGCCGGCAAACACAACACTATAAACGCCACGGGCCATTATACTTCCTTTAGGTTCGCTGAGCGCGCAGGGAGAGCGCGATGTTCGCGAGGGTTGCGTCGGGAGACGCGGGAAAGACAAACTCAACCACATCGCCGGCAACGAAGTTCTGCGCCAACCCGCCGGTTGTCGCGAGGGTTGGTGCGGTGCCGGAGATCGCCCAAGTGGCTGTACCGATCGTCGTGGGCGTGCCACTGTGTATGATATTGACCGTGACGACGGTAGACGCTGTGGCCGCAACGGATGCCAGTCCGCTCGACCCCGAGAAATTGGCGGCAAAGGTGCCGTTGTCGGTCAGCACGATACGGAAAAACTCTGATGCGGTGGGTACACCCTCGATGAAAATGTACGGCGTCAGGAGGCCGAGCGCGGTTCCGCTGGCCGCCGCGGTAAGGCGGCCTTGCTTGTCCACCGTCAGACTGGTGAGCGTGTAGGCCCCCGGTGTGACCGCCGTGTTGGCGATGCTGATCGTCCCGGTTGAGGTGACGGGTCCGCCGGTCAGCCCCGTCCCGGTGGCGACGCTCGTGACCCCCACCGCGCCCGTGCCGACGAATGCTCCCGCGCCGGCCGGCTGCCCTAAGCTGGGAACCGGGATAAGCTGTACGTCTCCGATACCCTTGTCAGAGCGGCCGAGCACATACCCCGGCGGGACGTGCCCGCGGCCGGGGTTGCGTATGCGAGGTGGGCGGGCCATTATCTAGCCCTCCGGCGAGTGGTAGGCCGGCGACCCGCGCCGCGGAGGATCATCGGCCCCGCGGCGGCCTGCTCGACACTTGGCCGCCCCGCGGCGGGTTGCTGGGGTTGCGGAGCGTAACCGTAGAACGACGGGTTCTGCCGCGGCGAAGGTTGCTGGACAAAGCCCCCCGCGCGATTACTGACACGGGGAGCAGACGCGCCGCCGCGGGCCGATACGCTGCCTCCTTCGGGCGGCTCAGCGCCTACGGCGAGAGCCTCTTTGCGAGCGCGGGCCAGTTCCTCGGTGGTCCATCGCGTGTGCAATTTGGTTTGCTGGTCAAGGAAGCCACTGAAATCAGTCATCGCCTTTGGGGCTTCTCGCAGGCCAAACATGCTTTCGACGGGGTTCAGTCCGAGAGCCTTGGACTTGTCCCAACTCTGAAAGAAGATCGGCATAAATTGGTCGGTCAGAAATTTCGCCATGCCGCCGGGGGTGTACGCAATCTTATGCCCGATTGCGTCGGACCCGGTTACGATGGCAAGTGCCGCTTGCCATACCGGCGCGAGCTTTCCTTTGGCGTACTCTGTGCCAGACTGGGCGAGTTGCTGGAACGCCGCACCCATGCCCTTGTCCTGATAGACGGCATAGGTAGACGCGACGATCTTCCACCAATCGTAGTACTCCTTCTCCTCGCCAGGGAGGATGAGGCGCGCGAGCCCGCGGGCATTGGCGAACGGGATCATATAATCAAGCGTGCTGGTAGGGAGCGCACCTGTCGCGAGGAGTGTCCATGCTGCATTGGTGAAGGCCACCGTCGCCAACTGGCCCATGAGGTTCGTGGTTGCCACATGGTCCCATACGAGCCCGCGGCCGGGGGCGTATCCAAACGCGCGCAGCGTCGCGTCAACTGTACCGTAGGTCCATGTCGTTGATAGCATCGACTGGTTGGCGGCGCGCTTCACAGCAGTCGGCCAAAACAGATTGGCGGTGTTATATTCCCCCATCCGGTCTTCGATGTTGGTCACAACTTGCCTCTGGAAGCGGCTCATGGCGGCTTCGCTGGCAGTTGGGTTTTGCCGAATGAAAGTCTGCAACCGTTCGATGGCGGCGCCGCTCTTGAGCAGCGGGATCATGTGATCCCATATCGGAGCCGTGGCGCTGCTGACAGCGTTGGCCGCCGCCCGAAGGGGCACCATTGGCAAGTTGGTCACATCACCCGCAAATCCCTTGACGCCCTCGCCGGCCCGAGTGCGGGGCAGAGTAAGCATCTTCGTCAGCCCTTCGCCTATCTCTTGGGTCAGACCACCACGGGTCCACATTTTCCAGATTGTCGGGCTGTCGGTAGCGGAGTACACCTTGGAGCGCCCGGCAAGGCCGCCCCCGCCGGCTACGAAGGCGTCGAGCGCGGGGTCGGCTTCCATCGCCCGGTACATCGGGCGCCATTTCGTAGCTGACTTGTAAATGTATTCGAGCGGCTTGATCGGAGAGATCGCCAAGTCCCATGCACCGCGGGCCAGTTCACCCCCCTGCAACTCGGTAAGCGCGTTTGCCACGCCACTTGCCATGCCGTTCTTATACTCAGTGATGGTGTGGAAGCCGGGGAACAGCAGCTTGAAATATGTCGAGGCGTTCTTCATTTTCAGCATTGCGTCCTCGATCGTCGCGACCGTGGCGTTTCGCTGCATCCCCTCCCATCCAACCCAATTGTTCCAAATCTTGTCGAAGCCATCCTTCCCGTAAAGCTGGTGGTGGATAACGGGGCCGGGGGTGCCGTCAGGGTTGACCGTCGAGACAGACTTTTCGGAGTTGAGGCCAGTCAGCTTCTTCATCCCGTCCGCTGCCGCCGCGCGGGGGTCGGTGTAGTATTTCATGTATCCGGCGTCGCGGGCTATGCCCTGCATTTCCACAGTGGCGAGCGTCTTTAACTTCGTGTCTATGCTCGCTAGGTCCATGAGGATAGGGTTGTCGTAGAGGGGCTTGAGACCGCTCGTGAGCGCGTCTTCGTAGGTGGCGTGAGTACGCTCTTTGGTGAAGCCAAGGCTCCCCGTGCGGCCCCCGCCCGCGCCGCCGACCTTACCGATGCTCTCGGGGGTATACAGGTGGGCGAGGTAATTTTCTCGGTATTGGATCGGGTCGAGATCGCCTTTGGCGATAGCCGCATCCAGTTGCGCTTTGATGGCATCGTTCTGCTCAGATCGAAAGCGAACATATGGGGCCATCTGATTATCCGCCTCGACGACGCCTTTGCCTTCAATCGCGTTGACAACGCGGCCGACTTCCGTGCCCATTGGATCGCCGCCGGGGCCTTTGGCAATCTCCTGCTTCCAGCGTGGCATGAATGGCGCAAGGTCTTTGAAGAACTGCTCGAAGCCCTGAGCGACGTTCTCCGATCGCTGCGTGCCGAGGCCAGTAGATACCTTACGGATCAACTCGTCGGCGTAGTTCTTGGCTTCGATCTTCTCAGAACGAACAACAGGCGGAATAAGGATCGCTCCGCTTTCGTCCCCGAGGAGATCGCCGAAAACTGTCTTGGTCCATGAGCCAAAGGCAGCAGTGTGGTCGGCGCCGGCTGCGAGAGCCTGTGTCTCGGGGTCTTGCTCGGCGGCGAGGTCACGGAATGTTGTAGGGGTAGAAGCTGTCTCTGCGTTATCCCGCGCCAGCGTCTCAAGCTGCGCGGCGGGGGTGCTGCCTTCTACAAATACGTCGGGCTTGGGCGGGGCACCCTCGACAACGGGGGCAGGCTCCATACGCGCCGGCTCAACAGGCTTCAAAGTGTCCGCGACAGACACCTCATTGTTGGCCATGCCCGGCGGCTTGGCCATGTCAACGCTGTCGGTGGTCGTTGTCTCGGCGAGGTTGCCCAACCACTTCGGCAACTCGCCGAGCTTCCGCATTGCCGCCCGCGCCAGGGGGGCCACGATATACTTGCCAGCAAGGTTCAACCCCGCGACGGTCGCGATGTCTATGCCAAGATCGGTGAAGGCGTCACCCACCGTCTTCGCGTCGGGCAATTCCTCGCCAGGGACGAAGTAGAACTTCTCGATCGCATCACGGGCTGGCGATGATAACTGCTCGATCGTCGTAGGGACTTCACTGTGCCCCTGGCCGAAGGGCGACAGGAGTTTGTTTTCAAGCGCGGGGTCAACCTGCGCCTGCATCGCCGCACTCGCGGGGTCTTGGCCGGTGTCTAGCCAGTGGTTCATCAAATTCGTGCGGACCTGATCCTCATCACCGTACTGGCCCGTCAGCGATACCGAGGCGTCGATTAGGTCTTCCCGCGTAGGAAGCTGAGGAGACGCAGCATCGGCGGCGGCGGCGGCCTGAGACTGCTTCGCCCTGACCCCCTGCATGCTGCTATCATCAACGCCGTGTATATCATGGGCTGCCTCCAGTGAGGCCACAGCGTAGTTGTCAGCGAAGTCTTGGGGGCCGCGCACCTCACCGTTGAGGAGAGCCGTGGCGTAATCGCTGCGGAACGTCGGGGAAGCGGTGAGGTCCGCGGTGTCAAGGAGCTTCGGGTCGGCAGCCTGCGCCCCCGCCCACGTCGCGCGTGCACGGTCTTGGAACGCAGTCGGGTCGGGCCGACCGAGGTGCTGGTCGATCTCCGCGGGGGTGTAGCCCACGGACAATGCCTTCGCTGTGCTGTCGGCGATGTGAGCGTTGATCTCCGGCCAGGAGTAGCCGGCACGGCGAGCCTCTACCTCGGGGTCAATGTCGGGGGCTTCGTCTACCGGGGCATTGAGGAAAGCTGGGATGTCGCTCATCCACGCACCATCGGGTTACGCATGCCTGGGTAGCGCGAGGCATTTGGCATCGGTTCTCCTCCAAAGATCGCGCCGAGGCTTGGGCGGTCGGCGGTGTTGGCGGTATTCATCTGCCGGATCGGCCCCACCAAGAGATCATCGCCGCGGGGCATGAACGCCTGTATCATGCCGGGCGTGCCGTTCTCCCCGCCCAGTATCCAGTTGTCCGATTTCGGGTTGAGACTGCCGTTGCCGGCGTTGCGGTAGGCGGGCATCAGCCAGTTGACAAAGCGCCCGAAGGCAGCTTGCCCGGCGGGGCCGTTCTCCGGCGATGCGATGATGTCGCGTGCAGTCGCGAGCGTGGCGGCGACGGCGGCCACCTCCGCACGCTGCTGCGGGGTTTTCGGGAAGGCTGCTCCCGCGAGCATCTGCGTGTCAGCGAGGGAAAGGTTGCTGCCGGCGTGCTGCCACACATCGGTCGGAGTGAGACCGCCGTTGTTCGGGAGCGTCATCTGGTTGATGAGGGAGACGAGCGTGGCAGGGTCGGACTGCGCGGGGTCGCCCTGTCTCAACAGCCGGTCGTGGGCCTGCCACAGCGCGGCCTTGGTCTCCGGCACGACGCGAGGATCGGCCACCATGTCGCGCAGCCAGTTGGTCGGGAAATTCACGTCGCCGGTCTGAGGGTCGCTGAGTTGCGTCATCCAGTCGTGCGCCTGCGTGTCGGAGGCGAGGCGAGCCTGGCGGGCCTGCTCGACGCCCTGCGCCGCGCTGTCGGCCGCGCGGGCGGACTTCATCGTGTCGATAAAACCGCTGAGGTGTCCCTGGTCCTCATCGGTCAGGTGCTCGCCGTATTTGCCGAGCGCATAGCGGGCGGCCATTTCGTCAGTCGTCGCCAAGGACTGTATGCCGGCCGCGGCGACCTGGTTCTGGATATGACGGGTCAGCGCCGCGGCATGCTCCGCGCCGTCCTCACCGACCATCGTATTGATGGCGTCGGGCACCAGGTCGAGCGCGAGCGGCAGAGTGGTCGGGTCGCTGTGCGCCATACGCACGAGGCCCGACTTGAAGTTGTCGATGTTCTGGACGTACTCGTTCCCGGCCGCGGTCGCGCCGTCAGCGATGGCCCTGACGTTGGCGAACGCCTGGACCTTCTGCGCGGCGCTCTCGGCCCAGTCCTGCACCTCCGGGGTGTTGGGGATGGACTTGAACGCTTCGAGGGCCGGGTGCTCCCTCTCCATCACCGGGAGTGCTTCTGGCTCGGGGGCCGGCGGGGGGCTCAGACCGAGGAGACTGCCAGTATCAGACATCAGTTCGGTCCTTGGAAGGTATCACTTGATCCGCCCGCGTCAGCGTTCGCGCCCCCGGTGGCCCAGTTCACCCAACTCTGGAACGTGGATGCTGGCACGGGGGAGGTGGGGGCGGTAGTCTCGCCACCCACCGTTTCGCCACCAGTACCGTAGCCGTACTGCTGGTAGTTTCCGCCCGCGGTCGGCTGCGGCTCAGTGGCACCGACCGCGCCGGAGGGCGCCGTTTCACCGGACAGGATGCCCATGCCCGTGCGGAACTCCTCGCTGTTGTCTGTGTTCAGCCCGTAAGGGTCGGCAGCGAGGCCCTGCCCACCGAAGGTGACAGTCGGCAACGGCCCCGCCTTCGGCGTCGGGAAGGGGTTTGTGTCCCAATAGTGGTGCAGCGGGGGCGGCGCGCTGGCGTCGGGTTGGTCCGCCAGAGCGGGAGGAGCGAGGGATCGGACGAGAGCGTTTGCCGCGCGGGCAGCTTCTTGTCGGGGGGCCGATCTCGAGCCGAGACTGCCACCCCCACCTCCCCCGCCGCCCCGTGACCGGGAGGTGGGGTTGAGGAAGTCCATCAACGCGACATCGGCCTTGCGCGTGCTGAGGATGGTTTGCGCATCGAGCGCCCCGCCGGCTTTCAGCGCCGCCGCCTGCTCGGTCGAATACTGGCTCTCCCGGCGAGCAAGCTGGATGTTCGACGTGTAGGTGAGATCGCTCGGGCGAAGGTGCTCTACTGGCGCGACGTAGGTTTTGATTGTTGCCATGTCTACTGGTCGCTATTGCTGGAGGCGATGTCGCTCACCGGGTTTGCAGGAGCGTCTGAAACGCCACCACCGAAGTCTGTGACGCTGCTGCTGCTCCCGGCGCCGCTGCTCAACGGGGTGTGGTTCTGCTGTGCGGGCGTCGCGGTGTCAAAGGCGCTCGTGTCTGTCGGCCCTTCCGGCGGTGTCACCATAGCGTTCGGATCGAAGGCCGGGTTCACCAGTCCGCCGGTAAGGAAGGGATCAGGCTTGGAGGGAACAACCCGAAGTCCGCTACCCCCTCCACCAGTGGCCGGCGGGGGCGTTGTCGCGATCGTCTTTGCGAGGTTGGCGGACTGGGAGGTGGCGAGCACGCCGGCCGCGGCGTACTGCGCCGCGAGGGCGGTGGCAGAACCTGCGTTCCCCGTAGCGGCCAGCCCCTCGGCCGTCGCGGCCGCCTGTTGCCCCCTGTAGCCGGCCGCGGTGATGTTGCCCTGGAGCTTCGTCAGCGCATCGGTAATGGCACCCTGGCTTACGCTGTCGCGGAGGAGGTTGAGGCTCGTGCCGCTTTCGCGAAAGCCGTTCGACGCGACCTCGGCCAGTTGCGATCCCACCGTTTTGCGGACTTCGCGTGCCTGCTGGAAGGCCGTGAGCGCCGCCGCCTGCAACTCCATGTCAGCGTTCCCACCCGCCGTGCCGGCGGCGATGCGGTAGGCGTCAGCCTCGGCGGTATTCGCTGCACCACGGGCGGTCTCGGCGGTTGCGTTGGCCGCGTCCTGCGCGGCCTGGGCGTCAAGCCTCGCCTGCTCGTTGAGAAGCTGGGTCTGCGCCGGGTCTTCGGAGGTTGCGGTCGGATCAATGACGCCGGGGATTTGCGTGCCAGTACCGACAACACCACCCGGAAATGCGCTGGTGGGCCGCAGCCCCCCGTACCGAGTGGGCGTTGTGTAGGAGAATGTCGTCGCCATCAGATTTCCGATGTCTCAAGGAAGCTGGTTATCGCCACGACGGTCGCCGGGAACGGACGGCTGATCTGCCAACACACCATGCCGTTGAAGTCGTAGCCGTCATCCACGACGCCGCGATGGACGCCGGAGAACATGGTTGCGTGGTCGAGGATGATGTCGGTTGTGGGTGACCGAAGTTCCGCCTGCGTCACATTGCTGAAATCGGTTCCGAAATAGATGCCGATGGTGCCGTTGAGGAGCGCGCCGACGCGATGTACCCGCTGCTCCTTGCCGAGCCCTGACCCCTTGGTGGACTTGATTTCGCCCTCAGCGAGCGGCCGGAGCAGTTGCCCCTTCGAGACGAATGGAAACCCGATGACTGCCGGCACGGTGTAGGTGACGCCGGAGATCACGATCGGGGTCGCAAGCGGCCCCCATGTGGCGGCGTTCGTTGCGATCACGAGGGCCGCGTTGAACAGCCCGTCTACGTCGGAGCCATAGGGAACGACAACCGAACCGTCCGCCGCAACCACGTAGTCGCCCACGTCGAGACCGCAGCAGAACACCGTGACGGTGCGCCCGACGTACTGCATGCAGCCGTAGAAGGTGACGCCGCTCACGTCGCCCGTCCCGGTGAGGACGAACATGGTTCCATCGAGGAAGGCGGAATTGCGTAGGTCAAAAGCGGCCACATCAGTCGCTCGGGCTCGATGAAGCGGTGGTTAGCGCCCCCGTAATCGAGAAGGTGTTGCCGTTCCCTGAGAGGTCGGTTGCGAAAGTCGATGGAGCCGCGGCAGGGGTAAGGCTCAGGAAGAACGTCGGCGGCGTGCCGGTAGGAAGCGAGCCATCAGCCCCTAGACCAACTGGCTTTTTAGTTGCGGAAATGAACTTACGGCGGTTCGACGACACAGTAAAGTCAATGAACTGATTTAACCCCCACCAACATTCCGCGAAATCCATTGTGACATTATCGCCAAATGTATCGCCACCGATTGTAAATTGAAGACCGTTAGCCACCATCGTAAAAGCCACTCCGGTATCTGTTGCGGGCGTGTCGGTTACATCTACGTCATCTATGTATAGCTTAAAAATCCGTAACCCTGCCGCGTGATTAACATCGGCCATTACGAGGACATTATGCCATTGACTGTTTGTTGCGGTAACAGTTGTACCAAACACAAGTGCGTTCGCGAAGGAGGTTGACTGTCTCAGATATGTTCCCTCCGCAAAATTCTGGAGTGCCCCGCCTCCGTCGGCTCCGGGGTTAAGCCCGGCCGTGTCGCCGACCCACAGAGGCGATCCACCCGCGCCAATATCGGCCGCGCTTTTGTACCAAAATGAGAAGGAAAGAACCGTGCTATCGGTCGCCGTCAGCGCCGCCAAATCGAGATATGTAGACCCGTCGAAATGAACTGCACCAACCGTCCCAGGCGGCGGGGGCGGCGCGTCACCAATGGCGGTCAGCATCAGCGTCGGCACCGCGCCGTCGAGGTACATGCAATTTCCGAGAAGGAGAGGCTGTACGGTCATGCTGGTCCCCACATGCGCGACATCACTTCAATGTGGTGTGCCGTCTGCGTTGCGTCGTAGGTCACAGCCACGAGGCTGTCCTGGCCGTTGGTCACGCTCATAATCGCGAGGCTCTGGAACAGGCGGCTTGCGCCGTGGGTGTGCTGGTGCCACCCGTTGAACTCCGGCGGCACGGTCGCAAAGTCCGAGTAGCGACGATAGGTGCAGCCGAGCAGCGTGCCGTCCGAAGTGCATGCCCATAGGCAGGGTAGCGGGTCTTCCTGGTAGGCGATCTCGGTGATGCCACCGTGTTCGTCAGGGAGGTGCTGCGCGTTGGCGTTCAAGAGCCGGCCAGTGAAACGATTGGAAAACGCATCGACCATGTATTCGTAGACCTTGCGGCCGAACGCTTGGACGAACAGCAGCGCCGTCCCGACACGGGCGGGCTCGATGAAGGCTGACTTGAACCGGCTGACCTTGCGCACGGTCGCCTGCGTGGGGGTAAGTGCGTCGCCGGCCGACTGCGCACCGAACAGCCATTGACCATCTTCGGTGCCGAAGATCATTCCCTGCCGGTCGGGCGAGAACCACAGGATTTGGTTGTTGTCCCTGTCATTGAACGTCACATTGATCGCTGCGTCGTCGAACACCCCACCCGTCGTGTCGGAGGGGCTAAACAGACCGTAATAGGACGCCACCCCGTCGAACACGTTTGGACTGCTGGCGTCCACGCTGTTCGGCACGGCACCGCCGAGGAGGAGCCGGCCGTCGATCCACCCGCCAACGGCGGGATAGGTGGCCGTGGTGTACTTGCCGATCTGCCAGGTGTCGATGATGCTGCTCGCGTTTTGCAGCGTGTGCGCGGCGTAGTTGGCCTGCACGAGAACGTCGATGTGCGTGGTGTTGGTGACGACCGTGATATATCCCGCGGTCCAGTCGCCAAGCGTGGGGTCGAGCACCCAAGGGAACGTCTGCACGCCGGCTACGGAGAGAGGCTGCCCCGGTACGGCGGTGTTGGAACTGGCGACGCTGCGCCAATAGGAACCATTATAGGTGACGGTATCGCCCGAGGCGTAGGTGCCCGCAGCCCATGCGACCGGCTGGGTCCATAGTCGCATCGCGCGCCCTACATCGGTGCTGTCGAACAGGCGGCCAACGTCGCCGTCCGAACCGATCGTCAGGTGATAGGTGAGCCCGTCCGTCGTCGTCCACGTCGCGGTCTTATTGCCGGTCTGGCTGGTGCCGATGTAGGGGTCGAGATAGGGGCCATCGACCTCCTTGAAGTCCGCGTCCTTTGAAACGGTGATCGCGCCGCCGACGATCTCCAGCAACCATGGGGCGTGCCCCTTCGACAGCAGAAGCGCAGCGATGCCGGATTGCACGACGCGGAGCTTCGCCACTTCCGCGACACTGGTGTAGGGAAGGGCCTTGACAACGATGCGCTGCGCGCTTGCCGTGGTCGTCGTGTAGCTCATACCGCTGCCGACTATATCGGTTCCCGTCACCGCGTCGGCGAGGGTGAAGGTGGTGGTCGAGACTTTCGTGACGATGAGTTGCCGGTTGCGCACGGTGGCGGCGCTCGCCCCCGTCCCTGTGTTGTTGGTGATGATGATCGTGTCGCCGGTTGACCAGTTCTGCGCGGAGCTCATCGTCATCAGCGTCGGGGTCGCTCCCGAGAAGCTGGTAATGGTGCCGGCCGCGGCATCGCAGAGGAGGCCAGAGTAGCCGTTGGCGGTCGGCTCCCACACCCGGAGCCATGAGTTCGACCCGTCGCTCGTAATCTCAAGCCCGTAGACGACGTTCACACCGGAGGTGGCGATGTCGCCCGCGATGAACGACCGGATGATCCCGGCGTACCCCTTGTAGGTGTACCCGACATCGAAGAACCCCGGCCGGCGGGTCCACGCGCCCTCCTCGGTGGGGAAGGAGTTGAGGCACAGGTTCATCGACTGCCGGTAGGTTGGCAGATCAATGCGGCCTTGTGCCCACGGGGAAACTTCCCCCTGCTGAAAGGTGTACTGCGTCGGGTTGGAGGCACCCATCAGGCACGCACCGTGACGTACCTATTCTCGAACATGCTGGTCGGGCCGATCTCAATTGCGTTGGTGAGAACCGCCCGGCGGCGGTCGCTCTTGTACTTGCGAGAGATCGACGCCATGAGTTGCGGCAGGAGCTTAGGATCGAGGGTCTTGAATGAAGCAGTCGTCTCCTCGGCGATCTGCGCGGCGAGCATTTCGCAGAACAGCGGGTCCATCGCGGACACGTCCACGACGCTCGCGATAAACCGCATCATCAAGGGGCCGGGGGCATGGCTGACGAGATATTTGTCCTCCAGGGTCCAATCTTCCGGGGACGCACCCGAAGTCGAGCCAAGGTAGGAATAGAGCCCGGCCTTGGGATCGGTCGGCGCGCGCCGCAGAAAAGCGTTGGGCAGAGCATACACATTGGAGCTTGCAAGATCATGCGAAGGCCCGGCACCGACCGGCCACATGATCTGGAGCGGGGTGGTGCTGGCCCCCGTCACATCAAGCCAGTTCCCGGTAGCCGACACCGGGTTGTCCTCGTTGTTCGCATACATCGAGGCGTAGATTTTGATGGCACCGGGATAGGTGAGCGGGATCGGGCTGCCGGAGGCGGTCACGCCGTAGCTGCTCGCGCTGCGGCCGAGGCTCGTCCACGGAACCCAGTTGGTCGTGTCAGTGACGGCGTTGCCGATGTTGCCGGCCGTCAGGGAGACGTACCAGATGGCTCCTGAGCGGACCACGTTATTGATGGCATAGGTCGTGCCACCTGCATAGGCAGCCGGAACAAGGACGATCTCGCCTTGCTGATACGCTGTGGTGGTGAGGCCGGTGGTCCCTGTATTGTAGAGGTCGAGCGCCAACGCACCACAGTAGCGGTTGTAGTCGGGGTCGAGTTCGGGGGAGACCGTTGCCGCGGTCTTCGCCGCGCGGGTCTGCCAATAGAACGTCTCGCCCGCGTAGAGCCCGGTGGGGGGAGTGTATGAGACGATCGCACCGGAAGCGTAGGTTGTGCCCGAGACCCACGTAGCGGGCACCCACGTCACCGTGTCGATGCCGATGGCGCGGAGGACCGCACGCTTGGTGGCGAAGCGCCAGAAGTTCGTGGTCAGTTCGCTCTCGCGCAGCTTGTCGTAAGTGAATACGGTTTCGAGCGCCTGCTCGCTGTGGTCGGCGAGGGTGGTTATGCGGGGCTGCCGCGCAAGCTGGAGCGCGCGGTTGATGATGTCGATCGGCAGCGTAAAGGCCGACATTTACCGGCCCCGCGGTGCTGTCGCGCCTTGCTGCTGCGGCACGTCTGTCTCGGTCGGGTCGT